GGTGTGCATCCATCTGGATTAACTTTTACCAGCAATACGAACGAACTATTTATTCGTACAGGCGTAATAACAGAAAGCACACGTTTTGCTTTTACGCCTAATCCATCGGCAAGCACAGGCAACAGATATGCAATCGCTGGAAGACGCTTAGATTCAGATTCGTACCAAACAGTATCTAGCTCTACCGATTCGCTTGCAAATCGTGGCAACCAGTGGATTCGCGTAGGTCAGGCGGCATATTCTGACGGTGTAGCAAATCACTGGACCGATGGAACGCAAGACATAACAAGCGCACCATTTCAAACAGCTGGCGTTACAAGCGACACAGACTCACAGCGCGCAAGTATATTTGGCGGAGTAAACCCACTGCCTTCAGGCTCACAACTTTGCGAAATTGTGCTTACACACTCAACAATGACCACCGCTGACCGTCAAAAACTGGAAGGTTACCTCGCTTGGAAATGGGGACTTGAAAGCAATTTACCAATAGGACATCCGTACAAGTTATATCCACCGTATATAGGTGAACCTGTGTACGACTCTGACGCACAAGCCTACATCACCGCAGTCGAAACAGCAGACGGTCAGACGCTAGAAGCCTCCGTTAGGACTGCCATCAACAACTTTGTGTTGGGCTGCAAGGCGGATGGTATTTGGGATGCAATTAAGTCTTCTGCAATCTTAGCTGGAGCTAGAACGCTTTCTGGTGCATTGATTCCACTAACTGGTACTGCTCCGACCAACTTCAACTTTGTGTCTGGTGATTATGATCGCAAGACGGGTTTGAAGAGCGACGGCGCTACGAAGTATTTAGATAGCAACAGGAACAATGATGCTGATCCACAAAATAGTTATCACTTAAGTGTTTTTGTTTCACAAGCACAGTCTAATGCGCCTGGTATGGCGTTAATCGGTGCGGGTGGTATTAATACAGGAGCGTCAAATATAAGCAATGGCCTCGGCGTTATTTCAGCGAGAAACCGAAACGGGTTTGATGTTGTGCAAGGTGCTGCGTTACCTGTTACTGGGTTTCTTGGCACAAACCGTAATAATGCAACAAATTACACGATGAGGTCTTCTGGTCAGATTGACACGCAAGTAACATCATCTGAAACACCAGCGAATCAAAACATTGGCGTATTTACCCGTGATTTGACAGCGAGTAGCGATGGGCGTATCGCCTTCTACTCCATTGGGGAAGCACTCGACCTTGCACTTCTTGATACGCGCACAACGAGATTCATGGCTGAAATGCAGTTCGCTATCAATACTGGATTGAATCCAAGTAGTTATAATATTGACACACTCAACTATGTAAATGCCGGATACGCCGCAGGAGGTACACTAGCATGAGCCAAATAAAAAATCTTGTAGATGCCATTGATACATTTATTGCGGGTTGTAAATCCGACGGTATCTGGGATCCCATCAAAGCATGTTGCGTCATGGCAGCGTGGGATGGTCTAAACGGTGCATTGATTCCACTGAAAGGAGATGCACCAACCAACTTCAACTTTGTCTCTGGCGACTACGATCGCAAGACGGGTTTGAAGGGCGACGGCGCTACGAAGTATTTGGACAGCAACATAACGGACGACGAACAGGGCATAACTCTAAACGATATGCACCTTTCGGTATACAAAACCGAAACAGGATCAACAGTTGGTGTACGATATTTGATTGGAACGAATGATTCAGAAATATACACAAACGGAGCGAATTTATTTACACAGAGCCGAGGCAACCTAATAACTTCTGGAGTGGCGACAGATAACAACTTTATTGGATGGAGCAGAAGTACCTCGACTGGTTATAACTATCGAGTAAACTCTGTAACGACCGCTCAAGTCTTGGCTTCAACTAGCGTAGCAAACATAAACATCGGAGTTTTTGCTCGAATCACACCATCTATATACGGCACTCACAGACTTTCCTTTTACTCCATCGGCGAGTCCCTCGACCTTGCACAACTTGACACAAGAGTGTCTAATCTAATGACAGCAATAGGAGCAGCAATACCATGAACGTACTAATTTTTACTAACGAAGATGCACAAACATTAATCGCCAATCAAACAGGGCAGCATCGCCTTGCCCCAGTGCAACTAACAGACGGGCGTTGGTTCTTGATGGAAGATGTCTTGACCGAAATCCCTGGTTTATTTCAAGATAAACTGAACGTCAGTTATTTAGTAGAGCCGTTTGAAAACATTCAGTCTTTGCTACCCGTATCGGAGGAAACCCCCTGAAATACAACACCACCAACAGTTTAAGGAGAAATCATGTACTTACTATTTAACACAGAGCTAGAAGCACAAAATGCAAACGATCAAATTTGTGTAAATTTTGTTCGAGCAGAAATCGTTAATAGCCCTTTCTTTGATGGTTCATTGAAAAATGTAAACACTGGGACTAAGCATTTGCTAGTTGATCTTACAGATGAGCAGTTAAAAAATAGAACAGATGGTAAAAGAGATTTTCCTTTATTTGGCATTTCTAAAGGTCAAATTGTTAAAAATAAAGGTTTCACTGAAGACTGGAATATTCCTAAAGAAGATGTATACGGCAAATGGTTTATCCAAAAGCCACGTGAACAGTTTATGACGGATGTTACAGGGTTTACAGAGGTTGAAACTGTAGAATTACCAGAATCAGAAGAAATTATTCAATTATAGCTTTATCCCAAGATGTATAGATAGTTGGGCTAAGATCAAACTGAGCTAAAGCGTTCCCGATTGCCCTTTCTACTCTCTCAACTCTAAAATCATCCTTAACCACTTTTGGTTTAACAAACTTTTCTAAAAGCTTTTCATCTTTAATAAAATAATGAGGATTCCTGCGATCATAACCGATAATATTTTTCTTAATTAACTCAGTAATTATCTGCTGTAACTGTTGATGTAACTGGGTATGAGTTAAAGAATCTACAACATGAATATTCTCTGCTCTTCCATCTTGGCGATCACAATTAATGTGATGTCTCTGCATCTCTTTTCTTTTCTTTGCAGACATTCCCTTTAAATGGGGATTTGTTTCTAAAAGTTCGGATTCACTTGGGTATAATCTGTTTTTACTTTGGTTAAACTTTGAAATATACTCAGGGTAATGAATCATCTTGCCCTAATTCTATCTTAATATTTAGTTAATATTTATTAGAAAAAATTAATGGGGTTAGCCAGCCTTAACCCCTAAGTAACTACACTAGTGTCAATGAGAATTTTAAAAGGCTTTTGTTCCTTTTATTCTACTCCTTCGACAGAGCCAGCGACTGGACTGGATTTAAAATTATAACAAAAAAAACCCCCTGGCGAAAAATAATAAAAACCAAGGGGTTGATGATTATATGATCCTGGGCAATAAAGGAATAAAGAAACCAGGGTTTCTCTTATTCTATCAAATTAAGTTAAAATAGTAAATATGGATACCAAAGATTTGTTGAAAGACAAAGAGATTATCAGATGGTTAATCAACCAAGGGTCAAACTTTGTTATTTTATCGGTCTTAGGTGGTTCAATGTTGTATTTATTGTTCACTTATACGCCAATCTTCGTAAATCACGTTGGAAGTTTAGCAGAATCAACAAGACAGATAGATCATCACTTAGCGGACATGGTAGAAGATACGAGATATATCAGAAAAACAGACGATGAAATTTTAAAAACCATTAAAGAAAACAACACAATTTTAAAAACAAAATGTAAATAAAAAACCCCTGTGAAGGAAGCTCAGGCAGGGGTCATTGGATTGTGTGTGCGTATTTAAATTATATCATTAAAATGGTGTTTCTTCAAATTGTTCCACGTAAATTGCACTTGGATTAGTCAAAGAGTATTCTTCTGTTTCTTCTCCTTTGTTGCTTATATAAAATCTCCAGTTGAAGCTACCACCTTTAGTCGAGATAGTTACATCTTTATCTTCCCCACCAATGAAATCAACAAAATCTTCAGCAGCTTTATCCCATAAAATAAGTTTTACGTTGGCATTTTTATAAGTTCCATCTTCTCTTTTTTTAGAAAAGTTGATTTTCGCTGAATAGTTAGCTTTTCCATCTTTAACGAATTTAAACTCTCCAAACTTTAACTTTTTCTTGTAGATGGTGTATTTCTCAACGTCTTCTTTTTTCCATTTACTTGATTCGTATGCAATTTCCATATTATTGTTTCTCCTTAATTTTCTCTGCAACTTCTTTATAACAAGCGATGAGTGCTGTTTTCTGCTTGGCATTAAGTTCATACTCGTCCTTAATTTCAAGTCTTATCTTTTCTAAGCCTTCAAGCGTTTCCTGCTTCTTCATCGCTCTGATCTTAGACATTAACTCTTCATCGGTTAGGATATCTTTCTGTTTAACTGGGGCTTTCCTTTCCACTGGCTTGGTTTTATTTTCAGTCG